CAATTTTTTCTTATTTTGTGGGTTGGAGAGTGGGGGGGGGGCAAAATTATATTATACGCGAACTACCTTTCCTTCCTTGACTTGTACGGTTCCTAGGACGTCCGTTTTTTGTACATGTTTGACTTTGGCATAAAGTACTTCTACTGGGTTCTTGGCTGTCTTATAACGAGAATGTTGCTTACATAATACAGCGCCTTGTTTAATAATATATTTTACTTGTTTTCTGTCCAAATCATCGGGCATAATTGCAATAACATGAGCAGAGGACTCTTGATTTATATGAAACCAAATATTATCAGGTTCGGAGGCAATGTCCAAAATGCCAAAATTACCGGCCGCTGATTTCCCAATATGAAATGTGATGGGACGTTGTAACGCTTGATTATAGTGTTCTTCCGTTTTATAATTGGTTGCCATTTATTTATTGTTGCAGCTGGAGAAAAAATACATTTATTTGTGCATTCGGAAAAGACATCAATTTTTTATTTTTAATATATCATTTTCTTATTTTCTAACCAAAATTCTTCTCTCGGAGTATACAGACCCGGATTGGTTTGCCACCAAGATTTCCATGATTGCTTCGGTTCTCCCCACGTTCCTATCTGTCGGTCTTGAATCTCCTGTATTTGTTCATCCGGCTCCAAGTGAAATTGGTCATAAAAATCCTCTGCACGATCCTCCTCTGTAAAATAAATTTCCCGAGTCTCATCACATGGAATCCCTCCATATTTTTGTAGACGATCTGCCCAAATAGGTGTTTTGGCCGCATAATACAGCCAATCTCGGTTATATCTCTTTTTCAATTCCACATCTTCCAACAAATCTCTCGTTAAATGAAATAGCCCTAACCATCCTTCTTTTTGAGGCCCACGAATATCTTGGGTGCATACTTGTGGTAAAATTTTATAAGGATGAAATCCAGTAGCATAGTTCCCAATTATTGTTGAAGAGAGAGATGCCGCTTCCTTGGACGTAACTTGTAAATTGAGTGGACGGCCTAGACGAAGCGATAACATTCGTGAGTAAAAGTGCATTATATCAGCCAATATGTGGATAACAGGAGCGGATTCCGACGCTGATTTCCATTCATTGATCTGAGTTTTTGTAAGGATTCCTTGCTCATAAAAGAATGTTGCGACTGTCTGAATAAATTCGTTGCGGTGATCAGCTTCATGAAACAATACATGTGCTAATGCCTCATAATTAGTTGCATTTAGCATTTCCGAAATGGATAATAAAAGACGGTTTGTTGAATCCATCTCTGGTGCAGCCCATTTTCTCTCGGCGATTGCTTGTCGTAAAAGGAAAACATCCATGTTCCAAGGACGGATCAGGAAATTGTTTATGATTTGTGCCGGAATCTGATCCTTGTCTGCTTCTCCCGATTTTTTCCATGATATTTCCTTATCGCAGATATATTTTTTGAATTTTGGATTTAAAGACGCGTAAAAATCATAATAGATGTTCCAAATAAATTCCCAGAATTCGGTATAAAATCCTGAAGAATAGAATTCATATGCCCAAAAAGTAGCATTGGAATTCTTAGTTAAGAGAGAAACTAGAATAGATAATCGGACCTCGTCATAAATATACAAATAACGCGTAAATTGAAAGGTAGTCATAGGGGACAAATCCAAAAACGGATTCTGCGGGTTTTATACTTGGATTTATTAAAAAAAGTTTTTCAATTTTTTAATGTATATGAAAATGGTAAAAAATGATTCAGGTTTTGCTAGGATAGATTGGAATATTTAGGATAGTAAGATAAAAATAAAATTGGGCTGGTTTGGTATTTAAGGAATATACTATAAATACTTGACAATAAATACCTGACAAATAAGTTTTCTTTTGTCATTATATAATATATGACGGCTTGGACAGATTTAGTGAGTAAGGTGTATAAAGAACATTCCGGAGAAAAGGGTCCGGGAGGAAAACCATTCTCTTTGAAAGACGCCATGATAATTGCCAAGAAGATGTATAAACCTGGGGAAAAAAGTGAGGCACCCAAAAAGAGTCGTGGGCGCGGTAAAAAACATGGTGGGGCTTCTGCATCCACGCAAATGGTATCCCCGACTCCCGTTTCATCTGCTCCTGCTTCTGTGTCACCGGCTCCCGTTTCTTCCCCTTCCGCCGCAATTGTGTCTTCTGCAATGCCTTCCTCTTCTCCGGTCACTTCTTCTATGAAAGGTGGCAAACGCGGAAAAACAAACAGAAAGAGAAGCAGCAGCCGTAGTAGCCGTAGTAGCCGCGGTGGTAAAAAATCCAAAAAGACACGTAAATCTAGGAAGTAGATGACGTTTTAGAATTGGCACCGATTTCATAACCATGACTATCCATCCATTCCTCTAATCCCATTTGAAAAGTAGAATGAGAAAGTACCGATATTTCACAAATATTTTTTTTCAAAAATAATACCCCTTTTTGAATAAAACTATTCTCTTTTGTTTCTGGATGATGTAACCAAAGAAATGGAATCAATTGTAAATACAAAATACAAAGACTATAAAGATCCCATCGTAAACTTTCTCTCCGTATTTCTTCCTGTATCTCCTTTTCTGACTTGGAAAACAAGGACTGTAGAGAGAAATACCACCCCTGACGAAAAGATTCCCAGAAGGCCTCATCCCATAACTCTTCTTTGTTAGGAATATTGTATTTCATCATATTTTCTATATAATTATCCAAAACGCTGTCCAATAATCCCATAGAAATACGTTGAATCCCATGTTCCTTCATAAAACATAACAAATGCCAAGAAGGTGGACGGTGAGTTAAATAGAGTTTTGTCTGTGTTGTTTCTTTGATTTCATTTTTTATTCTATTCAAATTGTAATCGCTATCTTGAAACATGGAAGTTTCTGTAAAGAGAAAACTAGTAGAAAAATCTTGTATCCGAGGAATATCTTCTATAAAAATTACCGAGTCCGCGACCAAATTGAAATGAACCAAATGATGTTGTTGAAGGATTTGACAACTATGGAATAGACTTTGTAAACTATCTAAGTAGAGAGAAATGGGACGCCGGGTTTGTTGGAAGGCTTCGGCAAACCCGAGTTTTCTCTCTACGATTTCTTCCCAAAGAAGAAACTTGGAGGTTGTCTTGGAGATTTCCTTGTTTTGTATATTTACTTTTTTATAATTTTGGCGTAGGAAAAAATAATGATAGTAGTATGGAATGGTTTCTATAATATAATTGGATATTTTCATCTCTTGAAGAGAAAAATAAGTTTCTGGACCCAATTTTTGCACTCGTTTTGGTTGATGTTTTTTCATGTATTTTTGAATTGGAATCTGAGAATTCATATTTTGTATTTGCATTTTACGGATATATTTTGGCATCGGAGTCATCACCATTTTCTGAATCTGAGTTGTGTGATTAGAAATTTTAATTATTAAATGTGTATATTTGGAAAATGAGAAGATTATTTTCTCAAGTTATAAACTAATTGTTTCTATTATTGTCATGATTGCTTATTATTGTAAAATAACGATTCTTGTATGTTTTTTTGATTTTCTCTTGAATTTCTTCTGTCTGGACAATGTTTTGTTGTATCAAATACCTAATTTCGCTTTTCAATAATTCTGTGTTTTTATGACAGAATTCTTGAAACCCTTCTGATGGTTTAAATAGTTGATTTTGGATTTGGTCTTGATTCTGTAGCCCTGACCAAATATGATGATCCATGGCATCCAATAGACATTTTCTACAACTTATATAATCCCGTCGTGCCTTGGGTGCCTTTTTGGATGTACTCTTTTTCCGAAAATAATACCGAGCGCTCTTGAACATTTTATCTAAAATATCTCCCTGATATCCAAGACTGTCCAACCGGCGTACTTCCTCCATTACCTGATCTTCCTCTTCTTCAATCCATTGTTCCCACGCATGTTTGAATTCTTTTCGGTCATCGTATTGATGAATTTTGGAAAATTTATATAAGTTCTCTATAAATTGAGGAGAGAATTGAAAACGATAAATAGGTGCAATAATAGGAATAGAATTCGGAATAAGTATATGAGCACCATGGGTAACAAGAGAATCAGTCATTATTATATAATAATATTATTGTTATTGGTTTGGAGTTAGCGTTAATTTTATTGATAAGTATTTTGATAATAAGTGTTTCAATTTTTATTTTTTATACATCATGTACAAAGGTATAAAAAATATAAAAATAATATAAATTATAATATATATTCACAGGATATAGAAAGGTTAAAATTATTCAAAGAACTAAATAAACGTATGCTTAAAAAATATATTGTAAGAAAAGAAAAGATAGAATCATTGTTTATGGAAGTACCCTTATATTATTTAATGGCGTTTTTAGATTACGCTTCTTATAAAGAAAGCTTGGCTGCTCACAACTAAGTTTCTATTGATGAAAAAATTGAATATATTTTTGTTTTATTCTATATTATATTAAAAAACAAAAATGGAAACGAGTGTAGTTGCTGCTCAAGAATCCGTATTGATGCCACTGCCTAATAATATTTGTGATTATCCTATAGAAATTCAAGAATCCGTAAAACAATATCTACACCAAATGAATGAAAAAGAGAGAAAGGCCTATGGAATCGCCAAAGAACATTTGGGTACTTCATTTCATATTGTAAAAAGTGTCGGTTATTTAGAATGGAAAGCTAAACAGAAATCATCTTAATTTCTTTGTACTAGGTAGGAGGTTGGGTTTGTTACGCATCATAGAAGAAATCGGGATTTTTTTACGAGTGCTACGACCACGAAACTTTTTCAAGGCATGTGTAATACGATTTACTGTATTCATTTGTAACCTTTTTAGTTTTTGAAAATGTTTTCTTGATGTGCGTAATCCACCTTGTTGTAGTGCTTTTTGATTTTGTTCTTGTATTTTTGCTGTTTCTGACGCATCTAATAATGTCATAGTTGCCTTATCTAAATTCTGTATATTGGAGGTTACATCATTTATAGTTTGAAAACCGACTTCTCCTACTCTAACTGCTGCATTTGCACCGGCAATCACCATTCGGACTCCATTCAAAAAGGCGCGGATTGCTTCTAGAACTTCTCCTATACCAGGAACTGTGCCAATTAAATTCAGACCTATTTGCACTGCATTATTGGCAAATTTTTCAAACATTTCAGAGAAAATAGTTACAGATTCCGAAATGGCCAATTGTAAAGGTGGAGTTACCACAAGAATTAATCCCTTGATAAAGATCAAAAATTTCAACTGAGTTTCAGGATCAGATAATTTTTTATTAAATTCGTCCATTAATTGATCAGGATCATCCGTATCTACACTTACACCTAAAAACCCACCAATCAATTCTAACATGGTTCTCCCACCTTTTTGTAATAAATTTTTCAATAAAGTAAAAAACATATTTGTGATTTCACCAAGGGGGTCTTGGTTTTGCATTTGATTTTGATCCAACTGTGATTCTATTTGACTTAACATTTTTTGTTGATTTGCTTCTTCTTCTTCGGTTGGTGAAGATGTACCTATAGGGGTTTGTTGTGTTTGTGGCGGTTGATATTGTTGCTGCTGATATTGTGGCTGCTGTTGTAGCTGTTGATATATGGAAGGAATTTGTTCTTGACCTTGAGATGGATACATATATGTTGGCTGACTCATAATAGGAAATAGGATATATAGTAATAGTTGAGGTTTTAATTTCCGGTATTCATTCTCAACCGTTTAAAATCAGAAAATGTCATGGCATATCTTTTATCCACTTCCTTCTTTTCTACCTTTTTCAAAAAACTAAAGTTGGCCATTCTCCCTTCACAAGAATACCGATTAGCTCTTTCTTTCACAAGAATTTCTTGGGTATCTACCGAAGTTGTTACCGGACGATTGCCACTCGCATTGGGATTGGCAATGGCTCCCGATTTTTGATTTAGTGCGTTTGGTCCACGCATGGTGCCTGTATTATAATTTTTCAGCTTGGCAAATACATTTTTTTTTGTTTGTTGTGCGGAAGAATCCGGGTTGTTTGTATCTGCTGTGGCTGTAGCTGTAGCTGTTTTATTGATCATCTCTTCACGTTCTTTTGCTTCCTCTTCTGTTTTACGTTTCTTTTCTTCCAGCCGTTTTTCCGCTTCCGTTAGTTCTTCTTGCATATTGACATGAATAGCTTTACAATTGTTTTGAATCACGTAATGTCGGCTGGTCATTTCTAAAAAGCGATAAGGGATCGTATGATCTGCATAATAGAGAAAGGATTCACGACTAGAATCATAGCACATAATTAAATTTCCCAAAGGGGTGTTTTCTATTAAATGCGTATATTTCAATCTATTTAACCGCTCTTCAGAAAGTGGTGTAGATTCCAACTTCAAATATGCGTCCAAATACTTGTCTTCGGGTTTTATCTGACTTGACTTAGGACTTGAGGATGAGCTTGGGATCTCGGATTCAGAAGTGACCTTTGGTTGATTTTGTAGAATGTTCCTATATTGACGCCATAGTTGATTAAAATAAATTAGAAATACATGTGTAAATGGTTGAAATAATAGGAATAAGAAAAAATAAAAAACAGTATAATTTTGCCAGTGAGATGCGGAATTAGGCACGGATTCCAACCAAATCTCTTCTGGATCGGTCTTCATAGAGAATACAAATTCACGATTTGGATCTGTTATATGCATTTTTTGAGTAGGCGT